GGAACCTTGAGGTGCTGCAGCGAGGCACTGCACGCGAGCCAGTTGCAGATAGAGTCGAGGATTGACGTCCACGGGCCGGATGGATTGCCGAAGGTCCATCGGTATACCCACCCGCCGGGGAGGAGCAGGAACTTAGTGATTACCTTCGACATCTCGTGAAGGATCGCATTGTCATACTCCTCGCCAGCAGGAAGGCACGCACGGATCACTCCGAACGCCGCTACAAGCAGTGGCTCCGATAGTCTGAAGCCGAACCGCTTGTGGTCAATCTCTGTCTCGTAAATGTGTTGCTCTGAGATCTTAGCATCCCGGGCGGCGCCACCGCGCACGTCAGTATGCCCAATTTGAATGTCACCCTTCACAGCCTTAAGCATTGTGGCAAAAGGCTGGGAAAGCATGGAGGACACTGTAGCTGACACTGCATTATCATATATTATTGACCGTGCAGCTAGATTCTCCCCGATCTTAGAGGGGGTCTTCCGCTTGGCACGACCGCCCAGCTGCCAGATTCCAGCGCTAGGGGTCGGGGTGGAGCGTGATATGTCTACCACTCGCTTAGAAAGTCGTTCAGTGAGTTTGGCGCACCCCCCGCGCTTGGGGGCGGCTCCTTGTAAATCCTCGCCAGATGACGCGGCGGGGTTGATGAGGACCGCGCCGGGGTTCTTGAAGGTCTCTGCAGTGAGAATGTGTCGAAATCGGAGTCCTCGAGCTGAATTACGGAAGACGTCCTCGAGTTCACCGGGGGCGGCACGATAGGTTGGATAGTCGCAGGCAGTGGTTTCGAGGTCGGGAAGGAAGGTGTCATTGCCAGGCCCAACGATGATTCGGCGTGGGTCGAGCTGAGATAGGTGGGGGACCTCCTCGCGCATGTGTTTAGCGGCGATGGTGTCGAGGCTGCCGACTGAACTACGTCGTTGTCCGTGAGCGATGTTGATCCGGCCCTCGAGCCATAGCCCCTTATTCGAATCGAGGGGGGCAGTGAGAATCTGCTTACGTAACTTGTTGGTGATTGGGACGTTGACGTTGATGTTGCTGTTCCGTCGGGCAGTGGTGGGGTCGGAAGTATCAGATGTGCGTGTGATGGTATGGGGCGTGCCTCTGTTAGCGTCGCTGAGGAGATAGGTGTAGTCAACTGTTTCGTGGATGATTCCGACTCCATTGTTGTGGAGGTAGTTCCATGTTCGGAAGTGCAGACTGCGGTTAAAGACAAATCCGAGGTCATTTGACTCAAACTGTTCTCGGATGGTGGCGAAGACGGCGG